GGTTATTATTATCTATGTATTGTACTTCTCCAATAACCACGTTATCTCCACTGTCTACCACCGTTACTGATGGTTTTTTGTTTAGATTGTGATTTATATTCCACTCTTTACCAGCAAACTCTTGAGTATGCTCGTAACGAGAATCAGTAACTCCCAAGGACCTTACTCCAGAGATTACTACATTGGTTTGGCTTTGTTCTGGTACGCTAATGTTTATTTTGCCGTCTTGTTCTTGACTTGGCACACTAACATTAACGACTGAGCCGTTTTTTATTTCAATGTTGTTACTCACTAACATCTTCGTTTACTTGAAATACTCCGTATATCCAAGTGGTTACAACTCCTCCAAAATTAGACTGTAGGTCATATACATATAACCCACCATCTACGTTCGCCATATCAGTAGCTGCTGCCGTAACTTTTAGGTTACCATCAACATCTCCTGCATAAATAAATGCTGTCTCTGGAATTATATCCGAAGCAGCAGTATCTGTTTCTTTTACATCAAGCTTCCAAGAATACCCTGTTAAATCAAAAGCAGCGCCTGTGCTATCTGTAAATGCCAAATCAAGAACAAACGTATCGCCCTTGCGACAGGTTATGTCTACTCTTTTGGCTGCGTCTAAGTTTATCTTGTTTGCCATTACATATTCCATTTTTCTCTGAGGTATTGCCTTGTTTGGGCAAGCTCAAGCTGTGTTAATGCTCTATCGTAAATAAGTACCTCGTACAAGAACCATCCTGTTCCTGTTCCTGTTGCAGATGGGTCGTCTGGATTGTTAGTTCCGATACCGAAACCACCTCCAAAGTTTAATTTTATTCCAGAGACACCGAACTGAGCTTCTCTTGATACACGTCCATCATCAAGACCTAAATAAACATCGGAAGAGTCAGTTCCTTTTTTGTAAGCGTATGCAATATTCGTATCGTTATTTGAGAACGAAAACGGACTATTCCAAGCACCGTTTATATTAGTACCAATGATACCTCTTAATAAGTTGGATGTTGAGCGACCAATCCTAAAACTGGATGCTGCACTTGGAGTGTCGTCATCACCAACATAAAGTGCCGTGTGATAGTTGCTTAGACCAAAGCCAACATAAATCATTGTGAAGTCAGTGTCTCCCTGTAGAACTGGTAGTTCTGACTCAAACAAAAAATCGTTAGTAAACAAAAGCGCTTTCTTGCCATCACCAGAGTCAATTACTTTTGCTTGCTTAGCTCCGTCTGGCTGAAATAAGTCAAAATTATTTCCGCTTTGGTCTACATAAGAGTCTGCGTACTGGTTAACACTAAAGTTAGACAATGATGATTCATTGTACCAAACAGTAGGGCTTAAAGCCATAATAGCATCAACTCCAGCAGGTGAAGAAACTTTGGATTTAGCGATATGTAACCCTAATCCAATCATTAACCTTCAGTCAAGTTGTAAGCCAATACAACACCAGAGATTGCAGTAACTGATGTGAACTTTCCGTAGATGGTTAGACCTGCTGGCAGTAAAATCTGCAAAGCATCTGCGTCCATACCTGTTGGGATAGTGTAATCAATTAGCGATTCCTCAAGGGCTGTGATAGCGACAAACTCTCCAGCAACTGGTGAGCTACCAACAATTTTAAATCCATTTTGTCCGAATGCTTGAAGGTTGTGAGAAAACTCTCTCTTCAGTGCATCGTGGTCTTTATCAAAAGCCATATTTTCTATTTTTTACAAAGGTACTAATTTACTGGTTATCAAGCATTTAACATATCAAGGATGTCGTCACCACTATCCTGTAGCTCTTCTCTCTTTCCTTGACGCTGAGAAATTAACTTTGACTGCTCTACAGCCTGTTTCTTCACTCTATCGTCTTTCGCTTTTTCTTTTTTGTCTTCGATGTTTTGCTTGAAGCTCATATCTCCAGCCTTTTGTGCTTGGTTAGACATAGCTCTAAGTTTCTCGATTTCCATCTTTAAGTTGTACTCGAGTTGCAGTAGCTGGGCTTTCGCTTGAGCATCTGCTTGAATCTCAGCAATCTTGCCCTGCGATAGCATCTGGATTTCCTGCATCTTTCCTTGTGATGCAGCCTGTGCTGTTGCTTGGTTCATTTGAGCTTGCATCTGAGAGTTCTGCTGAGCCATCTGCTGCATAGTCTTCATACGCTTTTTGCGCCTTACTATAAGCAGTCTTTCCGCTTGGTCTACATCTTTAAGCTGTCTTACAGCCATAGCATCCTCGAGGTCAAGTTCTTTCTGAGCAAGAGCCACCTGTATGTTTTGCTCTAAGTATGCTCTTTCGGTGTCATCCATTTCTGTTTGAATCTTGATACCGAAGTTGTACATAGGTAGGTTAGAGAAAGAGGACAGTATAGACATACTTGAGCGCCCGATAGCATTCTCGTACATTTTGTACAAAACAGACTTTGGTGGAATCACCTGTAAGCATTTCACTATGTCTTCACACACTCTGCTGTACAAGTAAAGAGCAGCATTCGTAATGTCGTATATAGCGTTGTTTCCAGCAGCCATTGCTTGCTGACGAACACCAACTAATTGCTCTCCTTTTGGAGATGTTCCATCCATTACTTCATTAATACCTGTTGTATCACGGATAAGACGTAGATTATGGTTGTAGATAGCAATAAGTTCGTTGATGTTTCTAATTCCATTTTCTAAAGAGCGAACTGGAGGGTTCTGGAATCCGCCTTCTGGATTCTTTGAACGGTAGTAGAATACACCTGTCTGTTCGTAGATATCTTGGATGTCTAATGGCTGTAGTTCCCCTCCTTTTCCGAGCTGTACATTCTCGAGACCTTCGATATCCACAATCAATCCGTCTGGCTTAGCCTTAGCAATAGCCTGTTGTAGTTTCAAGTGAGACAACTGTAACTGGTCAGCAAAGCTGATTACAGAAGACACAAGCGACTTAGGCATCATTCTGCGTAGGTTGGTCGCAACAACAGAGTAAGAAAGTCTTGCTCTTGTTATATCGTGTACGTTTTTAGGAATGTTTTTCTTTATTCCGTATCCGAACATAAAGTCAGTGCCCACAATGTAATTACCACCGTAAACGGTAGCCGTTCTCATTGATACAGGCTTTCTGTCGAACACTGATTGCTTTGGCGCTTGGTATTCGAATCCTTTGTAGTAAAAACCAACATTTCCGTGGCGAGATGTTTTTTCCTCGAAGAACATATCATCAACAGAGATGAACTCAAACTCCATAACCTCTACAATAAACTCATCGTATCCGTATGTTGTTCTGTCTAATGTTTGGTCGTAGTATTTGTAGGATAGTTTGTCCGCTCTGTTTTGGTACTTGTTTTTAACTCCCTGTGCGATTTTAGCAAACTCTTCTTCCGTAAGGTCATTGCCAGCGATGCGCTTAAGTTCTGAAATGCTAATTTTCTTAACGTGACCTGCATAGATGAGGTCTGAGAATGTTGGGTCTTCTGTGTAGCTATGGAAGAAATAAGCAGGGTCAACGTATTCTTCAGTAATTCCATAGTTTGGGTCGTTCATTCTTTTTACAACGCCCATACCACAGGTTACCAAATCGTTTACCGCTCTCCTGTATACACGCTGGTCAAAATCATTCCACTCGAGGGTTAGGTTGGCTCCGAGCTGTGCAGCAATTTCTGCATCAGTTTTGATATTGGAGTCAATGAATATCTCTGCTTCCTCTTTTGATTCTGGAATGTCTTGTAGCTCTGTTTTTACGTTAAGCCCTTGTTCCTTCATCTTTGCGATGAGGTCTCTGTTTTCAACGTTAAACATCATCTTTGCCTTCTTCTCGTCTTTCTCTGTCTTAGAAAGAGGGTCGATAGCTTCAACGTTTGGATAAGGCTTTTTAGATAGGATGTTGTTTACAACAATCTTTACGAATTTAGGCACGATTGGAACAGGAGACCAGTCGAGATTAAGTAACGTTCCGTCTCCACTGTTAGGGTCAAGCGAACTTAGAATCTGCTTGTATATTGAAGTGTCTTGTGTACCATTTGCATAGTCACGATTTGTTTCAAAATCCTTTAACCTACGCCTAAACAGACTTCTTTCATCGTCTGAGTGACCCCACTGCTTTTCTATTGCCTTGGCGTACTTAATTCCGTATGCTTTGGATGTTTTTTGACCGTGAGGTGCAAATGGGTCTGGGAAGTTCCCATATTTACCCTGTTCGTTTTTATTATCGTACATATAGCCTTTCGCAAAATACTTCCTTGCAAATATACGAAAATAAACACCTGTCTATTAGCGCCTTATCTCTTGAGTAAAGCGTCTAAAAAACTTTTTGTCATCAAAGTTGGATTCCTTTTTCTTTTCCTTGAATTTCTGAGCAGCAAGCAGTGCCAAGCCAGAACTGATTGTAAGGTCAAACTTGGTACGGTTGTCTATCTTGTATCCAATCCAATCTTCAAGCGTTCTGTTAAAGTACATTTTTCCCATTTCGCCAGTTTCGCTGTTAATACCAACGTGTTCTTCTACGTATGCTTCAATAGCGTGAGCGTGAGCCTGTATCACATCTTGCGAGTTAGAAGGTATACCCCTTGTTTTGACGTTTGCAGCCGCATTAGGGGACTTTAAATGCTCTGGACGCTTCATTACATACTCTTCGTATCCACGTGCCTCAAAATGCCTTACAATGCCGTACTTGTTGTTCTCTATAAGCAGTGGGTATCCATAGAACACAGCTGCCATTAGGATGTCTTCGTAAAATATCTTTGCAAGAGGGGGTCTCGATGCGTACTCAGCAACAAACATATTCGCTGGAGCGGCCATACTGAACTTGTTGTACAGGTGACAAGCTCCCTTTGAGCCTCTGTTGTCAACGGTAGAGTCCAAATCATAACTATCCACACCTCCGACACCTATGTGGTCGTTTGCTGGGTACTTCTTTCCGTACTTAATTACGTACTTGTTTCTTATTTCTGGCTTTGGCATCCAAGCAATCCTCCACCTTCCTTGGGCGTTTGGACTGAATACTACCTCACTGTCTGCAACACCATCCTTCCAGCTGAAGTTTCCACGAACAACTGGGTCTGGGTACAACTCTTGATTGTGTTGCACTTGTTCGTATATCTTACCGATGTTAAACGTAGAGCCTTCTATTGAGTCACGCATTGCCTCATTAACGGTGAATGGGAACTGACGAATGAATTCGTTCAATTCTCTTGCGTCATTCTTCAGTGCGTCTCTTTCGTTTTTCAAGTATGTCTTCGCACCTATCGACACAAAGTCACCATCAATGGTCTCTACTGGTTCTTCTGGGTCTTCGGTGATTGGGTTTCCGTACTTGTCAAAGAACCCTTCCAAGGCTTCGTAGGCTGGTATAAAAAGTCTATAAAGCCCAGTCTTTGTTCTTCCGTTGGCGTTTCGGTCTGTTGGGTCTGAGTCTCTCCAAAGTTCTTTATACTGTTTTCCACCCTTATCC